GAGACCGGCCGCGTGCCAGGCATCAAGACGCTGGTCGATCTGGACTGGTTCAATGGCGATAGTCTGGACTTCCTGAACTTCACCTATCCCAACTCGGCCGAGCTGTCGGAACATTCTGCATGAGCAGAATGTGGAGACACCCGCGTGCAGTGGCGTCCAGCTACATGCACGCAGGGCGCACAAGTACAACAACGTCGAAGCGCTCTGAAGGATCAGAGCGCGGAGATGCCCCGACCGGCGCGGTTTCAGGCCGCGCACGGATCGGGGCGCGAAACTCCCTCATTGTCATCCTGAGGGAGCGGAGCGACCGTAAGGATCTCGGTTTGAATTGTAAATTGCATATCTGGCCGAGATTCCCTCTCCGAGAGAGTGCTTCGCGATCACCCCTCCGGGGTTCGCAATGACACTAGCAGGGATTATCTGTGTACATCTGTGGTTAGAGGATTGAAAAATGGGCATCTTTGACCGAATCATCGACAAGAACGTCAAGCGGCTGGTGAACGAGCAGCTGGCCGTGATCGAGAACGAGAACAGCTTCCTGGTGGGCACACGCTCCAACAGCCAGAGCGAGCGCGACCGCTTCACCTACGACCGCAGCGAGATCCTCGAGCAGTCGCTGGAAGCCTGGCGCACCAACCCGCTGGCCCGCCGGATCGTTGAGCTGACCTCCCAATATGTAGTGGGCGGCGGCCTGACCATCAACTGCAAGCACGAACAAGCGGCCGTATTTTTGGCCGAGGTATGGAACCACCGGCTCAACCGCATGCCCGTGCGGGTGTTCGAGATGTGCGACGAACTCACCCGCACCGGCAACCTGTTCGTGCTGATCAGCACCGACCCGGCCGGCATGTCCTACCTGCGGGTGATCCCCGCCTCCAACATCGAAGAGATCCAAAGCCGCGAGAACGACATCGAACAGCCGGTAGCTTTCAAACTCAAAGCCAGCCTCGATGACCTCAACCCCCAGCCGATCCCGGCCTACGACCCGCAGAGCGACACGCTCCAACAGGCTGTCATGTTACATTACGCCATCAACCGGCCAGCCGGCGCGCAGTGGGGAGAACCTGACCTCGCCCCGCTGTTGCGCTGGCTGTCGCGCTACTCCAACTGGCTGGAAGACCGCGCGCGCCTGAACCGCTACCGCAATGCCTTTCTGTTCGTGGTGCAGGCGAAATTCGCCAGTGAAGCCCAGCGCAAAGCCAGGCAGACCGCGCTCAACGCCAACCCGCCCAAGCCGGGCAGCATTTTGGTGGCGGACGAGAACGAGACCTGGAAAGCGCTCAGCCCGCGGCTCGAATCCGGAGACGCGGAAAAGGACGGATTGGCCATCAAGAAAATGATCGCTGCCGGCGCCGGCATCCCCTTGCATTTCCTCGCAGAACCCGAAAGCGCTACCCGCACAACTGCCGAAGCCGCCGGCGGGCCGACCTACCGGCGCTTTGAGCAGCGGCAGGAGTATTTCCTGTGGATGATCCGGGACATCCTGTCCGTTGTTCTGGCCCGCCGCGGCACGGTGGACGGGCGCGTCAAGGGCAAGATCGAGTTCAACGTGACCGGCGCCGATATCTCCAGCAACGATAACGGGGCATTATCCCAAGCGGCCTACTACATGATCAGCATCCTGGACGACCTGCGCGACCGCCAGCTGATCACCAACGACGAGTTCCTGCGCCTGATCTACCGCTTCTTTGGTGAGACCGTGGACGCCGACGACATGCTGCAGCGCGCGGCCAAGGAGAACGGCGAGCAGGGCAAACGAGGGGAGGCGGTGCCTGCGGGGGGCGGTACCTCTACTGGGTACCCTACCTCGAAGATTAAATCCCCCCCTATCGATGAGAACAAAGACCGCTTCAAACCCGGTACATGACGTTCATCAAGACCAGGTGCATGACATTCGTCTCGTTGGCCAGAAGATGAATGTCATCCGGGAAATAGAAAACTCGAAAGGATCAATCTATGGACGAAAGCGAAAAACAGCAACACCGCATTAATCTGGAAGCCAGCCAGGTCAACGAACAGGGCGAGTTCGAGATCCTGGCCATCACCGCGGGGGACGGCAACGGCTGGAAGTTCTCGGCCGAGACCCTGCAGAAGTCTCTCCCGTTGTGGGATGGCGCGCAGACCTTCATCGATCACCATTGGTTTGGCCACTCCGTCCACGACCTGGCCGGCGTGTGCCATTCGCCCAGCTGGGACGAACAAACCCAGGGCGTAAAGCTCAAGCTTAAACCGATCGGACCGGCCGCCTCGGTGTTGGCCGAGATGGGCCAGCAGATCCTGGCCACCGATGAGAAAGCCCGTCCGGACGTGGGCTTCTCGGCCGATGTTACCTTCTCGGCCAAGGGCAAAGAAGTAGCGGAGATCCTGCGCGTCTTCAGCGTCGACCTGGTGGTGAACCCCGCGCGGGGCGGGGAGTTCATCCGGCAAATCTATCAAAAGTTACAAAAGACAGGAAAGGAATTAAGCAATATGGCAAACCCCGAAACAGAAAAATTATCCAGCCAAACGCCCACCCAGGAAACACTGCCCGGCGTGGAGCGTGTGCAGCAGCGCATCCAGAGCGACCAGAAAGCCGTTGAGCAGCTGCTCAATGTGCAGGGCAAGATCACCGAGCTGGAAGGCGAAGCGGAAAAAGCCCGCGCGCTGCGCGTGCAAATGTGCAGCCAGTTCCTGGAAAGCGCCCTGAGCGCGGCCAAGCTGCCGGCACCGGTGAGCGAACGCCTGCGCAAACAGTTCAGCGGGCAGCTCTTCGAAGCCGAAGAACTCACCGCGGCCATCGAGGATTCGCGCGCCATGCTCAGCGAGCTGACCGGCGCGTCCGTGGTGCAGGGTCCGCGCATCCACTCCATGTTTGATACCCGCGACAAACTGCAGGCCGCGGCCGACGACCTGCTGGGCGCGCCGCGCGACAAGGATCTGGAAAGCGTGAACGTGGCCAAGCTGTCCGGCATCCGCGAGCTGTACCTGATGATGACCGGCGACTACGACCTGCACGGCGGGTACGATCCGCAGCGGGTCCAGCTGGCCACCACCGCCGATTTCACCGGTCTGGTGAAGAACGCGCTGAACAAGATCGTGGTCAACACATGGGAACTGCTCGGCCGGGCCGGCTATGACTGGTGGCAGCGCATCGTGCGCACCGAGCATTTCAACTCCCTGCACTCCATCACCGGCACGTTAGTCGGCACCGTCGGCACGCTTCCCACCGTAGCCGAGGGTGCGGATTACACCGAGCTGGTGATCGGCGACAGCCCCGAGACGGCCGAGTTCGTGAAGTACGGCGGTTACATCCCGCTGACCCTCGAGCTGATCGACCGCGACGAGAGCCGCAAGCTGTCCGCTTACCCGCGCGAACTGGCCGCGGCCGGCCTGCGCAAGATCTCCGCGCTGGTGGCTGCCATCTTCACGGAAAACGCCGGCGTTGGCCCCACCATGGCCGACAGCGGAGCGCTGTTCAACGCCAGCGCGGCAACCGCCGCCGGCGGACATGCCAACCTGCTGACCGGCGCGCTGACGGCCGCCGAGTGGGACACCGTGTCCACCGCGGTCTACGACCAGCCCATGCTGATCAAGAACGCGGCCACCTACTACGGCACCGGCCCGAAGATGGCCATCAATCCGCGCTACCTGGTTGTCCCGCGCGCCCTGCAGCTGACAGCCATGAAGATCTTGTACCCCACGCTGGAGAACGCGGCCAACATCTACAGCGAGAACATGCAGCGCGGGCAGCCCGGGGACGTGATCACCGTTCCGGAGTGGACGGATGCCAACGACTGGGCGGCCGTCTGCGACCCGCTGATCGCCCCGGCCATCTACGTGGGCGAGCGCTTCGGCATCATGCCGGAGATCTTCATCGCCGGCGACAACCTCAGCCCGGCCGTCTTCACCAATGACGAACACCGCCTCAAGGTGCGCCACTTCCTGGCCTGCTGGGTGAACGACTTCCGCCCGCTGCACAAGTCGAACGTTGCCTAAAAACAGCCCGGTCTAAAATCAACGACTTCTCGCAGCGCTCCGCGCGCGCGGAGCGTGGAGATATCCCGCCTTGCGGCGGCTAGATGCCGCAAAGTGGGGTATGACAGACAACGACGATTATGGAATATCAAATTGCCTGATTGTGTCATCCTGAGCAGCCGAAGGCTGCGTGAGGATCTCGGCCGAAAGAAAATTAAGGAACGCTGAGCCTGTCGAAGCGTGAAACACAATACACAAATGTTCCCTTCCCCCTTTGGGACACTTCACGATTCCCCGGAGGGAACGCAATGAGAAGAAAGGATTCTAGAATGAATACACAAACAACCAACAAATTCCTGGCAATTTTCAAATCCCGCAAGTTCTGGGCGTGTTTTCTCGCTGTGCTGACCGCGGTGGGGGCGTACATGTACGGCGACTTGGATCTGTGGGAAATGGTTCAGGCCGTTGTGGCCGCCGCTGCGGCGTATGCCACTGGCGTGGCCATCGAAGACGCCGGATCCAACATCAGCGGCACCAAACTGTTATAGGCCAAACCCATGGCTGAGAAGATTATAAAGCCCTCTGCGGGGGCAGAGGGCGGGAATCCTCAAGCGGTTGGGGCATCCAGCCCCAACGCGAAGAGGAAAAAGCCGGTCGATGCCAAGCTGATCAAAAAGCTTTTCCAGCTTGACCCATTGGATTGGGCGCGTTATCCAGACGATTCGCTGGCCTTCATCGCTCCGGACGGCTCCAAACACAAATACACCGGCCGGCAGTTGGAAGAACTCTCGGAAGCTCCTGCAGGAGCAGGAGCTGGAGATACTCCGGCTGGCGTGGTTTCTGGCCACGACCAGCCCGGAGTGTGCAAGCATGACGCCGCGGCGCCCGCCTGTACAGAGCGACAGCGTGGTGCCGGCTCGGTTTCTTACCCGCAAGGGCAAGAGTAAGAATAAATCGCGCTGAACAGCGGGGCTAGTAAATCCCCCCGCTGATCAGCGCTTTGAGGTTTTCAAATATGGCCAATCTCACCAGCTACCGTACCCGCATCACCAATTCCCTGAACGACACCACCACCAAGTACAGCAACGATGTGTTGGACGAAGCCCTGCGCAAGACGCTCAGCGAATACACCCGGGCATTTCCCAACATCTGCACCCAGGAAATCCCGATCGGAACGGCCGGACGCGCCCAGAGCCTGAGCGCCTGCGGCAACCTGATCAACGTCATCCAGCTGGTGCACCCCTGGGTCGCCAGCGCGTCCGACCCGTTCATCAACGAACGCGAGGACTTCGTGATCACCTGGCAAGATGGAACCCCCACGGCCTACTTTACCGGTCTGGATATCCCCCAGGCGGGGGAGCTGCTCTTCGTGAAATACGCCGGCAAGCAAACCATCGAAGACCTGGATGAAGCCGTCCAGACCACCGTGCGGGACGACCACGAAGATCTGCTCATTGTGGGCGCGGCCGGCCAGGCGGCTATGATCCGCGCGTCCGGACTGAATGAATCCTGGGGGGTGAAATCCGGAGAGATGAGCCAGCTGATGATGTGGGGCAATAACCAGTACAACCGCTTCCTGGAATTCCTGGCCGAGATCCGCACCGAACAGCCCATCAATATCTTTCCGGAGAACTATTGGACGCTGGACGAATGGGATGATCAGTAATGGGAAATTGGGACAACCTGCAGAAGAAGTACAAGTGGATGACGCGCGGGGAGAACTGCCGCATCTGCGACGCCATGGCCGGCCGGGTGTACACCTACGATACCTGGATCGCGGCTTCGGTGCTGCCTGGCTTTCACCTGCATTGTAACTGCTACCTGCAGCTCGTCGGCGATGAGGTTCCCGAATCGGACAAGGATATCTTCGGTTCGGATATCCAGACCATGTTGGATAACCAGTACTTTCTTTCGCTCAACCTCAACCCCAACTGGCAGCCCTATAACCTGTACCTGGCCGGGGCAGTGGACAAGGCCATGGGCGAGGGGCTGTCGCTGCGCGAGGCGGTGAGTTCCGCCCTCGGCTACAGTCTGGAAGGTGTGTTCAAATCCGCGCCGCAGAAGATCTGGAACCAGTTTTCGCAGTGGCGCGTCTTCCGTGCCTTGAAGCAGAGTATCGATGG